CGAAGGAGTCCCGAGACCTATCTCGGGCTTCTGGGAACGACGACACGGACTGAGAGATCGAGGACGAGCCTGACCCGATGACATAACGGATCACGAGAGTGATAGCATGTGCAGAGCAAGGTTGAAAAGACAGCGAGCTGGCCCGATAGGCCTGAGCAGCGTCCCTCACCCTGTTTAGCATGTTATCCACCTCGTGCTGAGGAATGTCTTCGGCGGGTTATACTCGATCTCGGACCCATGGAGGGGTAAGGTTTTCGAACCCCACGCCCGATACAGGAGACGAGTCCAGGACTTCGACAGGTTAGCCAACCTCTTTCCCATGTCCTCTTCCTTATCCGCTTTGGTGCAATACTCGTAAGAGAATACACCGATGGGAAAGAAGGAGGAGAGGGGGAGGGGGTACCTGTCAGGGTCCTGGTCAATGGGAACAGGTTCGGGGAGGACCTTGAGGGAGTGTAGGGCGCGGTGTAGCTGTTCATCCGCATATTCAAGATATGCGGGCGAATTGCCGCCGTATGCTCTTCCTCTCCACCAAGACCTCACCGTCCGGGTATCCCAGTTGTCTCGAATGTACCGGGCGAGGGCCAGAGAAGCTGACCCCGCCATGCGCTGCTCCCTGAGAGGATGTCCCTTTGGAGGGAGGGGAAGTCCAAGACCGCCAAGCCATTCCGGAAGGCAATAGGCCATACCTTTGGGTACCTGGCTCCTCAGCGAAGAGGAGAGGTCCCAAAGCATGTCCCATGCTAGAGAAGGTATTGGCGCGTCTTGGAGGAACTCCCTCCAACAGGATGTCCTCGAAGAGGCCGCTGCTGGTGCTCCTTGGGAAAAGAGAGGCTGCTCTTCCAATTCGGAACAGCCTCCTTTTACCGAGCCGAAGGCGAGACCCATTTGGGGGAACCGCAGTCTCTCGGACTTGAACCAGGTATAGGGAAATAGTTCACTTTCTGGCTGAAGAATGGCATGCCATAATTCAGAGTTGATGGTGAAGTATCTCCTGGAGACCTGGTTCTTTCCGAGGGACGGGCGGAGTCCTCCCAGGGCCACTACGGCTTTCCAGTAGCGGTACTCCCAGGGGTGGGCACGGAAGAGAACATCGTCCCCATTCACGAGAATCTCATGGTCGTCCAGGGGGCGAGCAGTTGAGAGGGGGTTCTCCGGACAGGCTCCAAGCTCGAGACTGTATCTGGTGAAAGCCAGATTCAGAATCGTCAAGACTGGAAAACTGATCGGAGATCCCATCAACTGCCCGCGGCGCTGGACACCCAGGGTTTCCTTCGTGACGGGGTCGATGAGCTCATGGCGGGGAAGACACTTAAGCAAGACCAATGTTTCTTCGGGGGGGACCCCGAGGCGATGACAGACCTCCTCAAGACAGTGCTCGCTGAGCTCTGGGTTGAGATAGTCCGTCGCAGCCTCGTAGTCTCCACTAACGAAGAACCGTCCATCTTCGGGGTCACACTTCCCAAGAAAGGAAGTGATGACCCCGGAGGAGACGGGCTCGCCGACGAGGCGAGAACATTCGTGTCGCTGGAGTGGCTTCCAAAGAGAGGGTTGCCACCGCCGAGCCAGCTGGTAGGGATCCACCGCCCCCCGTGTGATTGTCCGAACCTTAAAAGGTTCGGTCAATCCGACGGGGTAAGCCGGGATCCTGTCCCCCTGACAGGTGATGGCCCTAGACCGGGAGTCCCACAGTGTGTCCTCCCAGTCCTCCGGGTGTCCGGGGGCATGAATCCAGACGATGCGGTGGCCGCGAGCGGCCACCCCAACGAGGAATTCAGATCCCCGGACAGTGGAGAGCTGGGTGGACAAAAACTGATGGGGCCCTCCCCGGGATCGAGAGGATTCGACACTGCTTTTGACAGATGCCGCTCGTCTCGACCCCGGGGTCCCTCTCTCTTGCCTTCCGTGCCCATAGATCTCTTCGACGGTCCTCGAAATCTCTCGACGGAGATCAGCGACTGTTACAGTGGTCCCGTCCACGGTGACCTCCTCCACGATGTCCTCATCGCTACAAAGTCTCTCAACACAAGAGGAGACGGCTGCCCTGACAAAGTCATCACTGACTGGCAGGCCAGCCGCCTTCCCTTGGTTGAGAGCAAAGGCGAGTTGGACATGTTTGGAGGTAGGACTACGTGAGCGGAGCCTCTGCTTCCAGAAGCGGAAATCCGTACCGAGTAGACAGAGGGGAACGTCGGAGAGACCCAGCGTGAGGAAGGATGGGGGAGGAGGCCTCTCTGATCGCCAGACAGCCGCAAGGAGATCGGCGGTCTTCCACTTCAGGTACTTCTCAAGAAGACCGAGCATTCCAAAGTACATCCAGATAGAGCGAACTCTATCGGATAACCGGAAATCTCGACCGTATTGAGAGTACAGGAAGCGGTAGACCTTCTCCATGCGAGCTACCTGCAGAGAAGCTTGTAAATACCTCCCCCGTCTTCCCTCGGGTGGTCCAAAACAGTCCTGGTCGTCGTCATTTCCTCTCCGAGGAGAGGGTCCGGTTGCTGGCTCGCCTGCCCCGGACACAGCAGACGTCCTCCCCCCTTGGGGGGGGGGAGTTACTATGGCTATCTTCGAAAGATGGGC